AGATCAGTTGATGTCTAACGACAAACTGGCTGCGACACTAAAGCTACTCCACGTGATACCGCCCACCAAGATAAGCCCGGCTACAGGTAAGGAGACCTACGCGTTTGCAAAGAGTGACGAGGCGTTCAAGGCACTGCTGGAACACGAGGACCCAAAGGTGCAAGCTATTGTGGCTGCTAGGCTAGGTGTTAAGTCTACGTTGGAAGAGACTCGCACTCAGCGGTTTATTGAGATTGCTGGGCGTGGCACGTTGCCTATCCCCTTGCGGTACTACGCTGCACATACCGGGCGTTGGGGTGGGGATGACAAGGTAAACATGCAGAACCTGCCGCGCAGTTCCCCGCTGAAACATACTATCTACGCCCCAGACGGCTACATGATGATTGACGCAGACTCGTCGCAGATTGAAGCGCGGACACTGGCGTGGCTGGCGGAGCAGGATGACTTGGTCGATGCGTTCGAGCGAGGTGAAGATGTGTACAAAAAGATGGCGTCAGCTATCTATAGCAAGCCCGAGAGCGACATTACCAAAGAGGAAAGGTTTGTTGGAAAGACAACAATCCTCGGGGCGGGGTATGGGATGGGCGCGGCTAAGTTCCAGACTCAGCTAAAGAACTTCGGCGTTGCGCTCCCGCTGGAGGAGTGTCAGCGCATCATCAGCGTGTATCGGGAGACCTACCCTATGATTCCGGCATTCTGGAAAAAGGCTGGCGATGCCCTTGGAACTATCATGAGCAATCAGGCGGGGGAGCTGGGTAGGGATGGCATCTTAAAAATTGACGGGTTGCAAGGCATTCTTTTGCCCAACGGCATGCGAGTTAAATATCCGCACCTGCGCAAGATCATAAATGATGACGGTAAGACGGAGATGGTGTACGATACAAAGAGGGGGAAAGCAACCATACCGAATAGGATATACGGCGGCAAGGTGACAGAGAACGTTTGCCAAGCCCTAGCCCGCATAGCAATCGGTAAGCAGATGTTGATGATCGCCAAGAAATACAAGGTTGTAATGACGGTGCATGACGCTGTTGCTTGTATCGTGCCAGAAGCTATAGTTGAGACGGCGCAAGAGTTTGTTGAGATATGTATGAAGTTACGGCCAGAGTGGGCACCAGACCTACCTCTTAATTGTGAATCAGGATACGGAAGGAGCTACGGAGAATGTTAGAAGGATTAATGTGGGCGGGTATTGGTATTACGTGCGGCGTAATAGGATCGTCAATCGTACATAAAATTCAAGGGGTGGAGAAGGTACTAGCTGAGGTTAAGGAAGAAGACAACGATGGGGTTAAGTTAGGCAGTCCAGTCATGCTAAAAACAGCAGACCACAGCACTACACCCCAGATGCGGATTGGGTTTATTGACGCGCTTAACGGACGTATTCTTGAAGTGTCTACGCAGATACCTCACCCCGGTATGTCGAACCACTACGACTGGAAAACCGAGATGTACGTGGTGCCTGAAGACCAAAAGCTGAGTGAAGCTATCGCTGTCGTGATGTTGATGAAGGGATTAGAAAAGTGATACCAGCATGGTCCTACAGCAGCATCAAAACCTTCGACCAATGCCCGAAGAAGTACCATCATCTGCGCATACTAAAGGACTTCAAAGATGAGGATTCGACTGCAACGATCTACGGCAAGGAGCTTCACAAAGCGGCGGAAGACTTTATCGCCTTGGGCACGCCTATACCCCCTCGTTTCTCTTTCATTAGCGAAACGCTTGCGGCACTTAAAAAGATTGAGGGTGAGAAACACTGCGAAATTAAACTTGGTATCGCCAAGAGGGATGGTAAGTTCGCGCCTTGTGACTTCTTTGCAAAGGACGTGTGGTGGCGGGGCATTGCCGACCTTCTTATCATTAACGAAGAGAAGCAAACCGCGTATCTGGTGGACTACAAGACCAGTAAGAATGCAAAGTACGCCGACACCAAACAGCTAGACCTACTGGCAGGTGCAGTCTTTACGCACTACCCAAAGATCATGGAGATCAAGTCTGCGTTGTTGTTTGTAGTTAGCAACGAGATGGTAAAGAAGAAGCACGAGTTCATGATGCAGACTTCGTACTTGAACTCTATGCAGCCGGAGCTGTCCCGATTAGAAGCAGCAATAAAGACGAACGTGTGGAACCCAGTGTCTAGCCCACTGTGTAAGTTCTGCCCCGTCTCAAGTTGCGCACACAATAGGAGAAGTTGATGACTGAAGCTGAAGCACAAAAGTGTATCGACCTAGTACTTAAAGAATACCCCGGCTTAACTGCAAACGGGTTTGAGTATGAGAGTAGATACCGCTACCCAGATGACTATGTACATGGGCCTATTTCACCCGAGGGGTTTATTACTGTAGTCGAGTGGCTACTGAACTACGATGCGCTTGACCGTAGGAAAACCATCAACACCAGCAGAGGTAGCTACGGGTGGAAGCACGTAGTGGAGCGAGACACTAAGCAGTACATAAGTAACGGGGACTTTATCTGCGGCGCTTTATATCTGAAATACAATATGAAACGTATGCACCGTTCACCCAATGCTTATTTTAATTTAAGGAAGGAAACATCCCATGCCATACGTAAATAAGCCACGCCCATACAAAAAAGAATACGAAGAGTATCAGGGTACACCAGAGCAGATTAAGAAACGCGCTACGCGCAATGCAGCCCGCGCCAAGCTGATGAAAGAAGGCAAGGTCAGTAAGGGCGATGGTAAAGACGTTGCACACACTAAGGCGTTGTCTAAGGGTGGCAGCAACTCAACGGGACTCAAGGTAGAGAGTGCTGGCGCTAACCGGTCTTTCTTGCGTGGGTCTGATCGTAGCCTGAAGTCTGAGGTTAGTAAGCGTGAGCGGAAGAAGTGACAGAGGATGAGCACCCGATAGACTCAATGACGTTGGACGATGCTAGAGTAGTCTGGCTAACAATGTTAGGTTCTGATTGGGTAGACGAAGACGTGCTGATAAACGAGCCGTACGGCTCTGTGCTTGACGTTGCGGGCATGGTTTTGGAGCAGGAAGGTTTATTGGAATACGACTCTTACAAATACAAAATAAAACTCAGATGCAAATCGTAGATAACAAAGTCATCGTCGTTAGAACGAGACGCCCGCACCTAGTGACGGAGAGTATCAAAAAGAGCAAAGTCGTCGGATGGCTACCGGACGGCTTACATGATGTTGCTGTGCACTACGGACTTGAGGAAGTGCAAGCGCTGGCTAAACTAAATATAAAGAACGTGCCTTCTACCATTACCCGAGATTACGACTGGCCGGGCCAGTTCAAACCGTTTGAGCACCAGAAGCAAACCGCGTCATTCCTGACGTTGCGCAAACGTGCGTTTTGTTTTAACGAGCAAGGTACAGGTAAGACCGCTGCGGTTATCTGGGCGGCTGACTACCTGATGAAACTGGGTCTGGTGCGCCGAGTGCTTATTATCTGCCCGCTATCTATTATGAAGTCGGCATGGCAGAACGACTTGTTCCGGTTTGCTGTGCACCGTAGCTGCGACATTGCGTACGGTAAGCGTGAGCAGCGTAAGGCAATTATTAACGGTGAAGCAGAGTTCGTCATCATTAACTTTGATGGGTTGGATATTGTTAAAGAGGAAGTAGCCAACGGTGGGTTTGATCTGATCGTAGCGGATGAGGCATCAGCTTACAAGAACATGCAGACAGCACGATGGAAAACATTGAAGTCAGTGCTCACTCCTGATACTTGGTTGTGGATGCTGACCGGCACTCCCGCTGCGCAGTCGCCTGTGGATGCTTATGGTATTGCAAAGCTAGTCAATCCTGATGGTGTGCCTAAGTTCTTTGGTCAGTTCCGCGACAAGGTAATGGAAAAGGTAGGCCAGTTCCGCTGGGTGCCCCGCCCTAACGCTGAGATTACTGTGCATAACGCATTACAACCGGCAATAAGGTTTGAGAAAGCGCAGTGTCTGGACCTACCGGAGGTAACATATACCGAGCGTGACGCACCACTCACCCCGCAACAGGACAAGTTCTATAAGTTGCTGAAGCAGCAAATGATGATTAACGCCGGAGGTGAGGAGGTCACGTCTGTCAACGCGGCGGTCAACCTGAACAAACTCCTGCAAATTTCTGGGGGCGCAGTCTACGCAGATAACAAAGAGGTTGTGGAGTTCGACGTGTCCAACCGGCTAAAGGTAGTACAGGAGGTCATCGAGGAGTCAAGCAATAAGGTGCTGGTCTTCGTGCCGTTCACACATACAATTGAGCTACTCATGAGCCACCTTAAAGGTGCTGGTATTACTTGTGATGTCATAAGCGGGCAAGTTACGGTTAACCGACGAAACGATGTGATCCAAAGATTCCAAAATGAGAAGGAACCGCGAGTACTCATCATCCAACCACAAGCAGCATCGCACGGACTAACGTTGACAGCAGCGGATACGATTATCTGGTACGCCCCCGTGACAAGCGTAGAAACTTACCTACAAGCAAACGCACGTATCAATAGGCCGGGGCAGAAGAACGCGATGACTATTGTGCATATCAAAGGCAGCGAAGTGGAGTCAAGGCTTTACCGGATGCTGCGTAGCAACATAGCCAACCACACAAAAATAATTGATTTATACAAACAAGAGCTTGGCGGCGCTTGACAATGTCAAAAGTTAGTGTATAGTTCAGTTGTGCGTGGTAGCACGCATGACCATTGTTGGACGTGAAAACGTAAAGCGGACTAACCCAGAAGCGAGAGTCCATGAGTCCCGGGCAACTCGGTGGTAGCAAGATGGGGAAATAGCAGTGGTCAGTCGTGCTAGTGCGCAAGTGCTGGTGGTAGTGGGAGTGATGTTGGAGAACGACGACCCAAGCTGTGGGTGGGGCTAATAACTACAGCAGCGGGGGCTGGGCAATCCTTTCGTAGTACCGTCTCACTGCTCAGTGACCCCGCAATCTTATTGAAGGAGCTAAGGATGGATGTAAAAGATTATCCCGCCGACCAGTTGGCGGACATATACATAAAAATACGCGATAGAAGAGACGCACTGAAGCGAGAGTTTGAAGAAGCGCATAGCAAGTTGGAATATCAACTTGAACTGATAAGCGCAGAGATGCTGGAGTTGTGTAAGGAGAACAATGCTGATAGCATCAAGACCCCCGCCGGAACCATAATGCGTAGAGTCGATACCCGGTTTTGGACTAGCGACTGGGAATCTATGTACGAGTTTGTTAAGCAGCATGATGCGTATGCTTTATTCGAGAAGCGTATTCACCAAGGCAACATGAAGCAGTACCTCGAAGAAAACCCAGACCTGCTGCCCAAAGGTCTTATGTCAGATAGCAAATATAAAATTACTGTAAGGAGAAGCAAATGAGCAACGAAGTTTCTATTTTTAAATCTGGTGACGTAGCACTCTCAGCAAAGAAAACCCCATCGGCACTGACACAGTCGCTGATGAAGAAGAAAGCGCTAAAGCGTATCGTTGCTAAGAACGGTATCCTGCGCCGACTGGCTAACGGTGATGAAGTAGGTAAGTTGAAGGCACCCTTGCGTGTTGTCATTGTCAACGCATCGACAGAAATCTCCCGTACTTTCTACGCTAAGACCTACGACCCAAACGCAGAAGCTGCGCCGCCTGACTGCTGGTCACCTGATGGCCGCAAGCCAGATGCAAGTGTGAAGCAACCGCAAGGTAAAACATGCGAGAACTGCCCTAAGAACATCGCGGGTTCCGGTCAAGGCAATACCAAGGCATGCCGCTATGGCCGTCGTGTCGCATTAGTACTGCCGGATGATCTGGATACCAACGTGGCAGGTGACGTGTACCAGATGCAGTTGTCGGCTAAGTCTATCTTTGGCAAAGGCAGTGGGCACACTTTCCCGTTCAACGCGTACATGGACTACATCTTTGCCAACGGCAGCGACCTTGAGTCTGTGGTTACTGAGATTAGCTTTAACGAGGACAACGACAACCAGACCGTGCTGTTTAAAGCAGTGGACTTCGTTGCTAAGTATCCGCAGTTGGAAGCTATTGTCGCTGAAGCCGCTACCTCTGAGACTGCACAGAAAGCAGTTGTGATGTCCGTGTACCAGACCGATACGGAAGGTAAGACAAACAATGAGGAGTTTGAGCAATCGCCTGTACCAAAAGCCGAGAAAGCCAAGGCAGAAGCAGTCGAAGCGGAAGAGGTGGCAGAACCTACGAAGCGCACTTCTAAACCAAAGGCCGAGGTTTCGGATACGCCTAAGAAATCTCTTGCGGATGTGGTCAGTGACTGGAGCGACGATTAATGAGCTACGGATACAGCCAACGACTTGTTGACCTGAACAAACGGGCTGACAGGAAGCTGCTTGGCGTTATCTTGGGCAAGGCATGTATCGAGGCTGAGTCTTCGGTGCGTGCCATCGCTGACCATCTGGGAGTAAGCCGCACTACGGTCTACAACTGGTTTACTGGTTTATGCGACCCGCACCCAAAACACCACGCAGCAATCAACAAACTGCTTAAGCGTTTGAAGTAAAGAGTAGGGCACCTAGTGCTTTTTGGGGGGAGCGATCCCCCCTTTTTTACCCTCATACAATAATTAAATGGCTAACTTCGACTTAATGAATGCTGTGCTGCCCGATCAGGGCTGGTATTGCATTGTGGGGATTAAGGACGACGTAGCGTGGCAGGAGCTTGTACAGACTAGAGAAGAGGCAGATGAGTTTATCAAGCGGTATCTGAAGGGTGGGCGCGACGTTTATTTTGGTTGCGCCAAGTTTGAAACTAACGCGAATCGTAAGCAGGAGAACGCTGCGTACTTCCGTGCCCTTTGGATGGATATTGACTGCGGCGAAGATAAAGCAAAGCCAAACCCTAAAAAGAATAACCGGATCGAAGGCTACGTAGATCAAGCCACCGGGATGCAAGCACTACGAGAGTTCTGTTCCACAATAGGACTGCCCAAACCTACAGTCGTTAACTCAGGACGTGGCTGGCATTTGTACTGGCTACTTACTGAAACTATAGATAGAGCACGCTGGCAACCACTTACTAAGCGGCTATCCAAACTTTGCAACACCCACGGACTGATTGTGGACCCTTCCGTCTTCGAGGCGGCTCGGATACTGCGCGTACCGGGGACGTTAAACTTTAAAGACGAACAGCCTAAGCCGGTTGAGGTGCTGTCCGTTGCACCGCCTATCGAGTACGAGAAGCTCAAGGAAATTCTGGGCGTAAGTGCCGAGGACGAGCAGTACATACCCAAGCGC